CAGCGACCGCACTGAGCAGCTCGTCGTACTCCTCGGCGATCATGTTCGACAGCCCCGTGTCCTTGATGCGCACGGACGCCATCTTCGCTGCGGCCAGCACCACCAGGTCCTCGGCCAGCGCGTCGATGAGCAGCGTGTCGCTGTCCGCCGACAGCACCGGCTCGTTCCGCAGGAACGTGTGCGTGAAGGTCAGGCCGGAGGTGGCCGGTCTCGGCGCGAGGATGATCTTGCCCCGCTCCGTGGTGAAGAAGAACGGGCGGTCCGACGTGTGCTGCAACCACCGCGTCATCGAGCGCGGGCGCTTCTGCGGGATGTTCAACCCGTAGGCGTCCTCGACGCGCAAGGTCGCGCGGTAGAAGGCGCTGACCGGGGCGTACTCGGCTTGGCCGGCGACCGACGTCAGGGTCTCCTGCTCGACCAGCCACGGCCAGTCCCGAACAGCAGACACCTTCCGGGCCCCGGCGTTCACCAGCGAGGTGAGAGTCGCGCTCGGGAACATGCCGTCCGTGGACGACAGCCCGAGCCGCTCCAGCACCCGCGAGCGATAGGTTGCGAGCGTGGTGGTGCTCACCGGGCCCGCCCCGGGATGTGCGGCACAGTGTCGACCTGCGCCTTCCGCTTCAACGTCTTCCGGCGCTTGAGCTTGCCCGAGAGGTTGGCAGTGGTGCTAGGCCACTTGACTTCCTCGGCGGACTTGCACGCCTTCAAGCGCGCGTCGAGCACGTCCTTCTCGTCCATACCCCGTAGGGTATCAGACCGCCCCGTCCTTCTGGAGCGCCCACGACAGTCGCTCGTAGGCGGCGCCCCAGTGGTCCCGGTACTTCTTCTCGCGCTCGACGCGCACCCGGTCGTTGTGGGAGTCGACCTCGTCGAGGATCTGGGTGATCGACTTACGCCGTAGGTCCCCGTCCCGGAGACGAGCGCAGAGCTGCAGAGCGGCGGAGTGCGCGTCTCCGAGCGTGGCGGCCGGGCGAACCATGACCAGCACGGCGCGGCCGTCGGGGCGGGTCTCCCAGACCTCCCACTTGTCTTCCAGCTTGTTGTACGCCAGGGTCAGGTAGAGGTCGCCCTCCCACCCGATCTCTGGAACGCCGTTACGGAGCATGGACTGGATGTGCTCACCGACCGTCTCACGACCGAGGAGCAGCTTGCGGGGGTCGGTGGTGGGGGCTACCGGCTTCATACCCTGCAGGGTATCACCGCGGGAACGGGTGAGGGCCGGGCACTACAGGCCCGGCCCTCTCTCCCCGTTTCCCCGACGGTCTGGAGTCTACTTCCCGAAGACGAGAACCTCAACGTCCACGGCGCTCTGGTCCGAGGCGTTGGCCGCCTCGGCTTCGATGCCCGACGTGCCGTCCTCGACGACGACCAGGAGCTTGCTGTTTGCACGATCCCAGCGCACGTTCTTGGTGACGACGTCCGGGACGCCCAGGACGATGTGGCTGATGCTGCCACCGGGCAGCCCGAACAGGCTGGCCGTGACCGCCTCGCCCCCGGTGGGGTAGCTGCTGTCGAAGGTGACCTTGCCGCTGACCGCGACTCGGTCGCCCACGACGAAGCGGGTGGACTCGGTGAAGGTGAGTGCCATGATCTCCCCTATCAGCCCGTGGTCGCCAGGTCGGTGATCTTGAAGTGCGCGTTGCGCCGGTCCGTGGCCAGCACGTGGTCCTTGTACAGGAACGCCTCCCAGGCGTCCTTGTTCGAGACCCGGCTGAGCACCGCACCGTCGTCGTCGGCCCACTGCCAGTCCGCCTGAACGAACTCGATCAGGTGCTGGGTGTTGACACCGAACGCGGTGTTCTCGGGGCAGTCCCGCTCGGCGATGAGCGCCAGCGAGGTGTTGCCCACGTTGACGCCCGTGCCCTTGAACCCGCCGACCAGGTCGACGTTGTCCTCGTAGCGCCGCTGGCTCTTGAGCTGTGCGGCGAAGTTCCGGCGCACACCGAAGCTGGTGATGACCAGGTTCGGGATGACGTTGCCGGTCTCCTGCGCCACGTCGTCCACGGCGCGCTCCAGGAGCACGTCGGTGAAGGCGCGCGTGGTGCCGCCGTTGCTCAGCTCGACCGACGCCCACTCCGGGTAGGAGCTGGGGTCGATGTTGAACAGCGAGCCCGAGCTGTCGATGATGGCCTGCAGACCGATGATCTCCTTGGTGGTACCGGAGCCGGTCTTGCTGCCCGCACGGGTGACGTAGTCCGAGCTGTTGGTGGTGATCGCGGACCCGATCGTGATGGTCTTGTTGGTGCGGTCGACCGCGGTGATCTCCGCCCCGGCCACATCTGCGTCCGGGTCAGCGAGGGTGCCGATGTCGACGAGCATTCCGACGTGGAACTGCCGCATCTGCACGTCCGTGGTGGTGGACGCGAGGACGACGGTCGTTGCCGCGCTCGTGGTGCCGCACTGGGCGATGGTGCCCTCCAGGCCGTTGTAGCACTGGCGGTTCAGGTCACGACTGATGTCGTCCTTGATGCGCCGCATCTCCGAGTCGAGCAGCCGTTCGAACGACCCTGCGTCGGACTTCGACGCCCGGATGGCCGGGCCCGAGATCTCGATGCGGGCGTACTGGTGCTTGACCGAGATGCGCTCCTCGGCGTAGCCCTGGTGACCGGCCGTGGGCAGGTTGTCACCCTCGGACCGGGCACCAACGCCGCCGGAGCGCCGCAGGTGGACCGAGAGGACCGCGCGACGGCCCTCGATGTCCTCGGTGTTCTTCTCGACCTGAGCGAGAAGCATGTTCTCGTTGTTGAGCTGCTCCCGGACTACCGGCTGGTAGTCCTCCTTGAGGGCGGAATCAGCGTTGGTAAGGCTCTGAGCCATGATGGGTGCCTCCTAGGCGGTGGATTCGTGGGTTCCTTCCGCTCCGGGCACCCGGCCCGTCACTTACCGGCCGCGACTCCCGGTCGCTGGCCTCAGTTACTTGTATCACACAATAGTTGCGTGACGCAAGTATCCTTGCCCCGTACGTGAAAAGGCCCCCCGCCGAAGCGGGGGGCCCGGTCCGCAGGTAGCGTGCGGCTACTGTCCCGGCTGCGCGGTCTGCCGGAGGCGCGCCCGCATCCGTGCCCGCGCGTCGGAGAAGCTCTTGGGGGTCTCGTCCACCGGGGCCGTGCTGGCCCCGGCGCCGCCCGCGGTCGCGGTGACCGGCCAGGACTTGGCGGGGGCGGGAGCGGGAGCGGGGGCGGAGACGGCGTCTGCCGCTGCCTCTGCCGCAGCAGTGGTCTCCTCGGACGCCGGGGCATCGGCCTCGGCCGCGCTCAGGAACCGGCGCACGCGCTCGGCCGCAGCCGCCACGTCGCCGTCGGTGAAGTGCGCGGCCTCGTACAGGGTGCGGGCGTAGCCCTCGGAGCCGGGCTCGAACCCGGCCGCGATCACCTCAGCACGCACGCCGGAGATCGCCTCCTCCTGCTTGCGCTGCTCGCGGTCCGCTTCGAGCGCCTCCTGCACGATGCGCGCCACCTCATCGGCGCTGACCGTGCCGGTCTCCTGGTCCTTGACTTCTTCCACGTGGGCCTCCACTTCCTGCTTGATGGCCTGCGCCCACGGGGCACCGGCATGGAACTTCTCGTCCCCGAGGAGCTGGTAGCTCACGTCACGGAACTGGGTTGCTCCGCGCTCGGGGTCCTTGTCGAGCGTCTCGATCATCTCCAGGAGCGCCTCGCGCTCCTCGGGGGCGTACCCGGAGAACGCCTTGCGGTACGTCGAGGACTCCAGCCGGTACTTGGCGGCCTGGTCACGGAGCTTCTCGACGTACGCCCGGTCGAAGGCGTCGCCTTCGGGGAGCGCCTCGGGGATGTCGTCGGCTGGCGGTGCAGGGGTTGGGTCTGTCATGCGGTAACGCTTCCGTTCGGGGAACAGTTTCCTGGCTAGGTTACATGCCCGGGGCGAGTGCCCGGATGTCGTTGATGATTTGGTCGGTCATCAGGCCCGGGTCGATCATCTCCTCCGCTGTCGGCAGAGGGGTGGTCTCGGCCGGAGCACCGGACGGTGGCACGCCCCCGTCGGCCATCAGCGCAGCCATGACCTCAGGGGGCAGCGGCCCGTCCGCGTTCGGCGTGGCGGCCAGGGCCGGGGACAGCGCCTTCTGCGTCTCGGCACGGCCCGCCTCCTCGGCGGCCATCACCTCGTGGGCCTTGACGTGCTCGTCGACCGTTCGCTGCTCGGCCTCAGACATCTGCTCGTAGCGCTCCGACATCCGGAACTCGTTGTGCACCTTGATGTGTACGTCGTGCGGGTCGAACGTCGCGGGCAGCACCACCTCGCTGAGCGCCATCTTGTGGTTCTCGCGGATGGCCTTGGCGACCGGCTGGTTCACGACCGTGAGCAGCTCCTTGTGGCCTGGCAGCTCGGCGACGCGCGCGTACTGCACGACGTCCTCGATCAGCCCCATCTCCAGCGCCTTGTCGGCGAACGCCTGCAGCGCCGCCCGCGAGCGGGGGAGGATGGCGTCGAGGGGGACGTGAGCCTCGGTCTGGCCCATCAGGTCCGAGCCCTTCCACTTCAAGTGCTGTGGGCCCGAGTTCATGTAGACGGTGGACTCGCGCTCGGTCCTGCACTCCTGCTCGATGAGCTGCAGGTACATGCTGCCCACGGCGGAGAACACGCGAGCCGTCTCCTTGATGAGACGGCCGATCGGGCTCGCGTCCTTCTCCGCCAGGATCGAGATGCCGTACCCGGACTCGATGTTGGCGGGGGCGATGCCGCGGGACACGTCGTGGACGTGGAGCAGGTCGTCGAGCTGGTTCGCGAGCTGGGTCGGCATCTCCCGCACCCACCCCGGGATCTGCGGGGGCGGGATGAACCCGGGAGGGGCGGACCCGTCCGGGTACACCATCACCTCACCGGGCACGTCCCCGAGCTGATCGAGCATGTGGATCGCGGACGCCGGGACGGCGATCCTGGTGTTGGCCACGGACCGGAGGTGTTCGAGCAGGTTGGACCACGCCAGGTTGAGGGCGACCTGTACGGGACGGCAGTCGTTCAGGATGGTGTCGCCGTACCACAGGGTCTCGATCAGCGTCTCCCGGCCCACCGACAGGTTCAGCCGGTCGCGCCACGGGAACTCCCACTTGCCGTACTGGACGATCTCACCGTTCACCTCGACCAACATCCGCCCGTCCTCGCACAGCGGGTTCGGGCGCTCGTAGTACGTGTACACCGCGGTCAGGGGAACGTCGGTCTGCTGGTGCTCCTTCATCAGGCGCCGCGAGAACTGCGTCGTCCCCGTGTTCGCGTCAGCGGCCGGGTCGCGGAGCTTGAACGCCTCCGGGAACATGGCCTTCACCTCGGCGGGCGGCAGGAGCTGTAGCTTGATCCACCACCGGGCGCGCTCCGGGTCGCGGGTGCCGGGCTCGACCACGAACTCGGGGATCGCCAGCACGTTCGCCACCGGGTACTGGGTAGCTGGGTCCCACTCCACACAGATCGCGCCAGTGCCGCCCTTCAGGACCGTGTAGCCGAACGCCTCGCGCTTGACCTCCCAGTCCTGCAGTCGGCGCGTCTCCTCCAGAATCGCCTCGCCGAGCTTCGCGGCGGCCTGGGCCGCGTCGTCGCCCGCCGTCGGCAGCACCTCGAAGGACAGCTCGCGCTGCGTGAACGTGGAGATGATCGCTCGCACGTTGGTTCGCATCCGGTTCATCGTGGCCTGGATGCGGTCCACGTCCTCGGGGATCGGCTCGATCCGGCTCGACACCCGGTTGAAGGTGAGCCACTGGTAACCGAGCAGGAAGCTCGTGTTCAGCCAGTAGTTGCGGCACGCGTCGCGGGTCTGCTCGTACCCCTCGGCGTAGCGATTGCGGACCCAGTCCCGGGGCGCGTCCTTGTCAGCCATACCCCGTAGGGTATCAGAACCCGCTCAGCCCGAGCGGGATGTCGGAGCTGGTCGGGGGGCGGGGGTCCGCGTCCGGAACAACCGCGGAACTGTTGCTTCGCTTCCCCGGCTCCCCGGCGGTCAGCACGGCCGTCGCCACGGACTGTGACGGGGCCACGGCCGCGGCCAGGACCCGGCGCTGCTCATCGAGCAGCCGGTTCACCAGCACGATCGTGCCGACGATCTGTGCCACCGACACGAACCCGAGCACCACGGCGAGGACGATCATGCCACCGCCTCCCCGGTCTCCGCCGCGCGCTCCGCCAGCTCGGCGGACAGCGTGTCGGTGAGCTGTTCGAGCTGCCGCACCCGCTTGACTAGCCGGTCCTTGTCGCGCTTCAGGTCTCGGTTCTCGTCCCGCAGCTTGCGGGCCGTGGGCACCGACAGAGCGCCGAGCTGCGTCGCGGCCTCCAGGACGCAGACGTTGCACACGTCGAAGTGGCCCTCGTGCTCGATCCACGCGAGCCGGTGCGCGCCCTTGTGCTCGGGCATCACCAGCCCGCCGCACACGCAGCACGTCGCACCGTTCATGGTCGAGTTGTCGAAGTCGGGGATCTCTAGGATCGGCATGGGGGCCTCCGGGGTGAGCGATCAGATGGAACCGAGTCTACCCTGCCAGATCGCCCGCCGCCGTCCACCCGTCTGGAAGCGGCGCTCGTGGCGGGGCACCTCGGCCGGTGCCGCGTCCGGCGTGGCCGCCTTCGACGGGTACCGGCGCACGTACTCGACAGCGAAGCTACCCGTGTCGACCTGGTCGTCGTGCCGGGTGGCGTGCGGGAACCCTGCGTGCTCCTCCAGCCACAGCGAGATCCACGGCGCCTGCTTCGGGAAGAACACCTTGCGGGCCTTGCACATCTCGATGTACGGGGCGGCGCGCGTGAAGTGGTCGCCCTTCATCTTCATCAGCTCCATCATCACCCCGGCGTTGCGGGCGTTCACCGCGTGCGCCAGGTTGATGCCGAACGTCTTGTGCTCCACGCCCACGTGGCGCACGTTCCAAGCCCGGCACAGATCCAGCACCCAGTCCGCCTGGACGTCGGTCGTGATGCGCTGCCGCTCCCGCCACACCAGGAACAGGTTCTGGGTGGGGATGTGGAAGTCCCACGCCGAGAAGACCGTCCAGTCGGACCACGTGTTCTTCGTAGCGGCCACGTCCATCGTGGCGAACCGGACGCACTCCTCCGGGTTCACGGAGAACCAGGAGTCGCCGAGGTCGTCGAGCGTGACGTAGATCTTGTCGCTGTTCTCGTACAGCATCATGCGGTTGAACGCCCCGGTGCCCCCGGCCGTCGGACGGCCCTGCTGCAGCGCAGCGAACACGACCGGGTCGTGCGCCTGCTCCTGCAGCAGCTCGGCCCGGGTCTTGATGGCCGGACACAGGGCGGCGCCCTCGGGGCGGTGCAGCGGGTCGTTGGTCGGGTCGTCGCAGATCGCGGGCAGGTGCAGCAGGTACCAGTCCGGCCGGACCGTTCCGTTCTCGGTGAGCACGAACCGGCCGGTCAGATCGTCGGTGTGCCAGCGCGTGAACATCATCACCTCGACCGGGTAGCGACGGCCCGGGATACGGGTCTTCCGGGACCGCCACGTCGAGGTGTACCAGCGCGCTGCGGCCTCCCGGTTCGCCTGCGAACTGGCGTCCGCGAAGGACTTGAACGGGTCGTCGATGATCCCGAACTGGAACCCGGTACCGGTGATCGCGCCCTCGCGGCCGACCAACCGGACCCCGCCGCCGGTGCGGCGCACCTCGTGGAACTCGTCGCGCTCGGAAAGCTTCGCGGCCGGGCGCGGGTCACCGGACAGCTTGAAGTGCGAGGAGCTGGCCCGGGCGCCGCCTTCGAGGGCGTAGCCAAGGAAGTCCCGGTGCTCGTGGACGGCGCGCCGCAACCACGTGCCCCACTGGCTGGAGGCGAAGTCGTCGGAGTACGTGGCCAGCGCGATGTCGTGGTCCGGGTAGCGGAGCCAGTACCACAACGGCGTCCACTGCGACACGATGAAGCTCTTGCCGTGCCGGGGCGGGAGCGCGATGGCGAGCTGGAAGATGACGCGCCGGGCCCCGACCTTCTCGGGGGCCTCGACGTCGTCGGGGTGGACGGCGAAGAACTCGACCGCGTTCGGGGGGATGTCGGGCGCGCTGGCGGCCCGGTGCAGCTCGCCGTCCTGCTCGGTACGGTACAACCAGACGCCCTCAGGCCCTGGGCCGTCGCGGTACAGGCGGTACTCGACGAGCGCAACCACGGCGTCGTTGATGAGTTCCGAGTGCGGGTAGCGGATCGTGGTCGGCTCTAGCAGCTCGGCCAGATCGAGCGGGGACCGCACCGCTGCGACCCGCTTCAGGTCCCGTACGTACTCTTCCGCCGCCTCAGGGGAAAGCGCGGCGATGTCTTCGGCGCTGAGAAGCATACCCCGTAGGGTATCAGGGCCGGCGCGTGACGTTCCGCGGTTCCGGTCGTGCCGCTGCGCGCTCGCGGATCTCCGCCACGGCCGCATCACGAATCGTCTTCTGCGGGCTGCGCAACGCCGCCTGCAGGCGGGCACGGTCCGACCGACCCGCTGCGACATCGGCCGGCTTGACATGCTTGGCGAGCGCTGCGTCCATCCACTCGGGCCTAGACTTCGGGTTCATCAGGCACCTCCGCTGCGATCGCATCCAGCACCGACGGGTTGCCGAGCAGGTACAGGATCGTGTCGACCTCGGTGCCCTTGAGCCGGTGATCGTCATAGACGTACAGCCCGTCGTACTCCGCAGGAGTCACCAGCATCACCGCTTCGGGCACGTAGCGGATGACGGTGGCACGCACCTCGGGCGTGGTGATCAGCGCGTACTGTTCTGGTGTCAGGACCAGCCTGCCGCCAGGAGTGCCGCCGTCTTCGATCATGCTCATGCTGCACCCCAATCGGCGGCGATGGCGGCAAGCTCCGAGGCGGTCAACGCCTCCCGCCAGATGTACACGGCGTAGAGTTCAAAGTTAGCGTAGAACCCTGGCGAGGCAGCGGAAGATGCGCCGATTCTGACGGGAAGCGCATTGGAACTGTCGCCCTGCGCCGAGCCATCGATGGTGCTTGTCGTTGAGTCAACATACGAGATCAGATTACCGCCGCTGTTGATCGTGCCAGCGATCATGGCTAGATCGCCAGCTGTCCATCCGATGTTTGGGGCGTTCGTTACCACATAGGCCGTGCCGTCGGCGCGCGCGATGAAGATTCGATTGATGCCAGACGCTTGAGTTGCCTGACTGAGTTGCCATCCAGCAATCGTGTCGGCAGATGCAATCGTGTTGCGCTTTGTCACCAGGGACGCATTTGGAGAGTTATCAAAGTTCCGCCCGACCCACAGCACGGTGAAGTCCGTGGCAGCATCCAAATCCAACAGTGCGTTGTCGGCCACCTCGATGTAATCGTCGGTGCCCAGCAACCACTTGTTCGCCTCGACCACCGCCGTCTTGCGGCCCGACGTGGCACGGTTGACCGTCACCGTCTGACCCGTGGAGGCCGTGAACGACGTGTGGGTGGCGTTGACGGGGTCCGTGGCGGACCAGTCAAGAACAGCGGCCCCGTCGATCGAATGGCGCACGACGAACCTGAACAAGTCCTGGGCGGGAGATGCAGCGTTCGCTGGCATGTAGATGGGGGCCGTCCCCGCTGCGGTCCATGTGATCGCACCGGCAACGGTCGCCCCGCCCAGCGACGTCCACGACGTCGGAATCGACGTCGAGTCGGGGGCGTAGAACCATTCGTGAACGCGGTTCCCTGCACCGTCATCCGCATCAAGCGTGAAGCGAAGCCAGTAGGTCGTGCCGCCGACAAGCCCAGCCGTCGCCAGATTCGTTGCCGCATCCAGGTCGAGCACAGAGGCTGTCGTGCCTGCTGGCCAAATCTGGGCACGAGGCAGGCCAGTCGTCAATGCTCCGACCAACCAGTACCGGTCAGGGTCAGCAAAGGCCGTCTTCTGCCCGAAGATCTGCGTTGCCGACAATCCCGACCAGGCGGGGAGTCGGACGCGAACCAGGATATCCAGATCGTCGGTTGGGATCTGGTTGGCGGCATGAGCGACGCTGAGATTGTTCTGCGACGCTCCCGTTGGGATATGGACGTACCGTTCGCCCTCGTACGGCAACCACAGCGGATCGGAGTTGTCCGAACCGCCAGGCGTCACCGTCCACGTCTCGCCGGTCGTGGAGGAAACGAAGGACAGGCTGGAGAAGCTGGCGTCGCGGGAGGGGTTGAACTCCGCCAGCACGTTGTTGCTGGCGTCGAGCACTCGCGCCCAGCCGATCAGATCAGAAAAGGCCGCCCCCGCTCCAGCGCTGTCTAAGCCCCCGACCGCGAACTTCGCCGTGGACGTGGTGTTCCAACCGCCAGCATTCATCGGGTCGGTCTGCGTTGACTTCAGCGACCAGGCCCCCGCTTCCCAGGTGTACCACTTGTACGTCAAGGTCCCAGGAGGTGTTTCTGTCACCTCAAGGCGAATGCGGCACCAGTTCCCCTGAGTGACATTCATGATCGCAGGACTGACGCCGCTCACCTGTACGTTACCCGACGAGTCGTAGGCGGCGAAGGCAATACTGGACGAGCCGCTAGACGTGTACACCTGCCAGCGTCGGTTCGGATTGGCGGCTGTGTCTTCCGAGATGATCGCCCCGAAGTTGGCGAAGTTGCCGGTCGGCCAACGAAACTCGACTTCGATAGCGCCGCCGAGCGGCATCCCCGCAGGGACGCTCGACTGGCACGGTCGGACGTGGGTGCCCCCGTGGACCCGCAGCGCCTTCCCGCCCCGCCCGTCCTGCACGATCGCCGCAGAACCCGTCGTACCCGACGCCGTACGCAGAGCGTTCGCAGACAGGTCCTGGATGACGTTCGTGGACAGCCCGCCAGGCGTGCGGCGGGCATCGAGCCCGAACACGGCCTTGTTGTACGCGACCTGCGCCAGGCCCGCGGCCGGGAGCAGGGCCGGGTGCGGCGGGTAGGCGGGATGCATCGGAGGCTGCCGCGCCTTAGGCCAGGTTCTCCAGCACGTGGACCGTGCCGGAACCCGCGCCCTTGATGACGTACAGATCCTCGCCGGCCACGTTGGCCAGGCTGAACGGGATGCTCGCAGGGAGAAGGAACCCGGTGGCTGCCGTGACGCCCACGCCGCCGATGTACACATCGGCCGCGGTCGTGTACAGCGACACCACCTTCGGGGCCTCGGCGTGGCCGTTGTCGTTGGCGAGCGAGATCTGGGCTGCGGCGGTTGTGGCCGTCACCTGCTGCGACTTGTACATGCCCGCAGGGTAGCACAGACGCTTGCGAGTGCAACTGATATACGCCAGGAGGGGGGTCAGGGGCTCTCGGTTGGGGGAGGTCGCCAGGTTCTACTACCCCGGGGGGTACACGCGCGGGGGGTGGGGGGTGGGGGTGGGGGGTGGGTCGGGCACTCGCACACACGTTCGTTGACTAAGTCAATAGTTGGGGGGTGCAACTACTAACACTCGCGTCACGAGTATGCACCCGCCCGTCTGCACAAACGTCTGGACAAGGGGAAATGCGCGCGCTCGTGGGCGAAACATCTAGATAGTTAGGGGTGCCTAACGCCGTATGCCCCACGTTACGCTATACACGACGCAGGCGTAACGCATGACGGGGGTGAGGGGAAAGTCTGACGGACCGTCAGAAACTGCGCCACACGTCACACTAAGAATCACGTCCGTAGACTTCACTTCCCCCCATGTCCTGCCGTAGGGTGCACGTACCCCATCACCCCCGAGGAGATCCGACCATGCGCAACCTTTCCCCTCTCGTACCGACCACGGTCACACTGACGTTCGGCGATCCGGACCCCTCCGTCCGAGACCGCATCCGCGCCGATCTACTGCGCCAACTGCGCTATTTCGATGCGACGATCTACTCGGATGCCAACCTGATCGGCGAGTGGGACGGAGTCCCCGAACACTCAGGGGTCATCGTCGCGGAGATCCGCCATGCCAAGCGCGCCGACCGGGATCTCCGGGATTGTCGATCCTTGGATGCGTTCCGAGTCTTCGTCCGCGGCATCGCTGCAGCGCACGGCCAGACGGCCATCGGCTGTCTGCTCCATCACAAGCGTGCCGACGAGTTCCCTACCCTGGTCGGCCCCACGTTCCCCCTACACACCGCGCGCTAGCGGTGCCCACATGACGAGACCGGAGCGCTCAGGCGCTCCGGTCTCTTTCATGTAGGCATCTGCCTACTGCCACCCCACCCGATAGGAGAAATTCCCATGTCCTTCCTCACCCCTCTAGCCGCCCCCACCCCGGCCCGGCGAGCACAACGGCAGCGCAGTATCCGCCAGGCCACCGACGCCCTACTGTCCCACGTCACGGGCCCGGACAGCGACCCGACAGCGAACGTCTTGCGCACACTGGCCGACGCCACGGACGCTGACGTCACCGAAGGTCTCGCCTGGTACCTCACAGCCAACGCCCATGCCCACGAGCTAGCCACCCTCCACAGCATCACCCTCGCTCAGGCCGCAGGCATCATCGCTGCTCTATCCCCGCAGACGGGGTGGCTCACCAACCTGCAGTTGGCGGCCAACTTGTGCACCGATCCCGACACCAACCCGGGACATTTCGCCGACGCCTACGACAAGGCAGTGAGGATCTACCACGGGGCACGGCCGGAGGACGTGCTACGTGGGCGAAAGGTCCGGTCCTTCTACGCAAACATCCTCCGTCCGGACCGTCCGGGCCCGGTCACGATTGACCGGCACGCCATCGACATCCTGACAGGCACCCGACTGTTCGCCACCACCCCTGCAGCGAAGATCCTGGAACGTCCGGGCGCCTACACCTACGCCGCCAGCGTCTACCGCTCTACCGCCCGGCTCATCCCGCACCCGACCCAGACGACCCGATCCCTCTACCCTCACGAGCTGCAAGCCATCACCTGGGTGGCGCACCGCAACGCCCACTACGCAAGCCTCAACTTCTGACCCCACGAGACCCCTCTATCTGCCCCTCTAACGCGCTCCAACACCCCGCAGCTACTCCCCTACCGGCCC